TACAGAAAGTGATACCCAATTTATTACAAAAATTACTACAGATGTAATTGGCTTAATCTATAAACCAACAGGTCAAGTATTACGTACTGAAGATAACCTGCAATATCCTGAAATGCTTCCTATTGACGGATGGCATGTTAATATCAAAGCTGATTTAACATCTGAACAAGAATCTGCATTACCATTAATTACAGCACCGACAACCCCTTATAGAATATGGGCAGGTGAGTAATGTTAATCGGTACAGATCCTGATCAAGTACCCACCAATGCGGATTTAGGTAAACTAGCATTTTTAGATTATTTAGGATTACAAGATTTAGGGTATAGTATACCAACTATTGCATCAGCAGCAGCTATTTCCCCTGCTGCAGCTATAGTATTTATTTCAGGTACAGCGGCAATATCAACAATTGTTTCACCTTTTAAAAATGGTGGGCAAATTACGTTAATACCTACAGGAGCTTTTACAACTACTACGACTGGTAATATTGCATTAGCATCTACAGCAATAGTTAATAAAGCTATTATTATGACATATGATGGTACTTCTAATAAATGGTATCCAAATGTTTAGTTTAATTTTAAAAGGAGTACAATATGGCTGAAATGACAACACCAAATATTTTTACAATGCCACAAACTGGTGGTAACAACGACATGGGTATGGGCGGAATTACACCATTAATTTTAGGTGCAGCATTATTTGGCGGGAGAGGCGGTTTGTTTGGAAATAATAATGGCGATGGCGCAGCAGCGGCCTTAGGTGCACACGCGGCAACAACTAATGAAGTTCAAGGCATTGTTAATGGTATTAACACTATTCAAGATATCGGTTCTGCAAGACGTGAAATTGGTAAGGTAGAAAAAGAAATCTGGCAAGCTGAGGGTAATTTGCAAGCTGCTGTTACTGCAGGTAATGCAGGAATTCAAAATCAAGTATTGCAATCTCAAATCTCTTCAATGCAAGGACAGGCTAATATTATCAATTCTATTGATAGTCACACTGCTCAGATTGAAATGGGGCAAGCAGCTACTAATGCAGCACTTGCAGCAGGCTTTGCGGCTACAGCGCTAGCGGCTAAAGATGCAGTTATTGATGGATTGCGTAATACACAAATTATTACTGCTAATGCTGATGGCAATACAAAAGAAATTTTGGCGTCTATTGCTAATCTTAAAGACACATTACCTAACTCTCGTGAATTAGAATTACAACGCCAAGTTGGTGTATTGCAAGGTGAATTGTTTAATTCTACAACTCAAGGTGCTATTAGAGCGTCTACTGTTGAAGTTAACCAAACAGTAAACCAAAATAACTTACAAAACCAACAACAACAACAAATGCAAGGTATTCTTGGTGTATTAAACGGTTTAGTAGGTGAATTACAACGTAATACACAGCAAACTATTGCTATTGGAAGTACCTTAACGGGAAACGCCCAAACAGCGACGAACAATCGTGTGAACGGATAGAAGAAAATGGACGTGACTCAATCATTAGAGGAACGAATCCGATTACTCCAAGCGCAGATCCAACCTACGGTCTCAAAGACAGTGGAAAACGTAGAAGATCAGATGCGAAGAGTATTTCAGGAAGAGATGTCCAAGCTAAACACGAGTCTTAACCAAACTGTAGCAGCTAGTGTGAATCCCATGCTAGCTGCTCTTGGTTCTGCACTATCGGAAGAAGAACAAACATGGCTATCCCAATCTGGTAATCAAGATAAAGTCGTAGATTTCTTTTATACACCAGAGGGCCAAGCAATCACTAGACGTTTTATGATGTCGTATAAGGAATTTCAATGCAAGTAGTACATACAATTAAACTATCAGCAGAAGAATGCGATTCTGTATTCGAGCCTGCTGAGAAATCAGGGGCAATTAAAGAAAGTACTGCATTTGTGCCTGAAGAGAAAATTGCTAAACAAGCTGAATATAAAATGGCATTTGAAACTGCTTTACATAAGTTAGTTTCAGAAGCTTTTGAATATGGTTATAACGTAGGCGCTAACACCGCTAACACTAAAGATACAGAAATGTATAAACCAACCATGTAGGAGATTTTATGTCAAGTTGGGAACAAATAGAAGAAATGCTAAAAAACACTACTCCGGTAGAACCTGCTGTTGAAGAAGTATTAGAAGATGTTGTGGAAGCCCTTTTACCTGCGGTACCACACGATATTATTATAGAAGTTGTTGAAGAGGCTGTGTCATGACAAATAGTTTAGATAAAGCATTTAAAGATGTAGGAAAAGCAGTTAACCACACTGTACACCAAGCCACAGATGCTGTAGAAAAGGTTGTAACCAACCCTGACGTGCAAGACGTGGCAAAAGAAGTTGCAGTTGGCGTTGCAGTCGCAGCTCTCACAGCGGCTTAATTATGGAACTTAGCGATAAAGGCGCAGAGGACTTAAAAGGCTCTGAAGGGTTTAGATCGCATCCGTATCCAGATGGTGAGGGCGTCCCTACAATTGGCTTTGGCAGCACTGTTTATGAAAACGGTACTAAAGTTACACTAAAGGACGCTCCCATTACTAAGGAACGTGCATTACAACTTTTCAAAGTTACACTTAAACAATACGTAAGCGCAGTAGACAAATCTGTTGCTGTACCTTTGACACAAAACGAATTTGACGCATTAGTAGAATTTACATACAATGTAGGTGTACCGGCTTTCAAAGGTTCTACATTATTACGATTGTTAAATTCAGGCGCACCTAGAGATCAGGTAGCTGCTCAATTCCTTAGATGGAATAAAGACGAAGGTAAAGTAGTACAAGGTCTTACTAATAGACGTAAACGTGAATCAAACAAATTTTTAGGAAAATAAAATGGCAGAACAAGAAACTCCTGTAGTAGCTCCTAAAGTTACTGCTGCTCCATTAGCTGTAAAATCTTTCGAAGATACAACACCTTCTAATTGGGAAATTACAAAAACAGAAGACGATAAAATTGTGGCTGTTAGCAATGCAACACTAGAAAGATTTGAAGGTACTATTGAAGACTTCAATAAGCTTTTGAGAGGCTAATATGAGCTACGGCCCTACTAAGACAGTTGCGGATCCTTGTCAAGCGTATGAGTATCTTAAACCTTCGTGGAATAAGGCACGTGCTGTATGCAATGGGGAACGTACTGTAAAAGAAATTGATCAATATATTGATCTTATTAGATTCAGTAATTTATTAATTCCTTTTTCAACAACAATGAGTCAAGCTCAGTATGACTTTTATAAGTCAGAAGCTGAATTGCCAGGTATTACAGCACAATTTGCTAAGATGCTTGTAGGTGGCTTATTAAGAAAAGCTCCTATATTGCAATTACCTGATGGAGTACCTGAAGAGGCTAAAGAATGGCTCATTAATAATATTGGACGTGATGATTGTACCTTAGTTTCTTTCTTAGATGAACTATTATGGGAAGAAATTAATACATCACGTGCATGGGTATTTGTAGACTATCCATCAATTAGCAATGCAGAAAATTTAGATAAAGAAACTAGAGATATGATTAAACCATATCCTATTCTTCAAAAAGCTGAAACTATTGTAAACTGGGCTACAGCGGTTGATGTGTTTGGTAAAACAGTTCTCAAATATGTAATCGTTAAAGGTTACTCAGAAGATTATTCTATTAATGAATTTCATGCTGCGCGTGTCCCTACGGTATGGGTACATGAATTAAATGAACAAGGTAATTATCAAATTAGAAAGTTCATGGGAACTACTAAAGATAATGGCGATCAAACATTAAAAGTAGGCGGTATTGGTGAAAAATTACAACAACCATTACCATCAGGTCATTTTGAATTAATTGAAACATTTGATAACATTCTTAATAACGGTGAGCCTTTAAAGCATATTCCTGCGTGGCCTGTTAATGGTAATATAGAACCTATCATGCCATTACTAATGCCTATTGTAGATAAGGAGATTAGTCTCTATAACAAAATTAGTAGACGTAATCACCTACTCTATGGTGCAGCGACATATACGCCAGTTATTATGTCAGATATGGGTGATGAACAATTTGACGAAATAGTAGACGCTGGATTAGGGTCTTGGATAAGATTACGCCAAGATGATAAAGCAGATGTCTTAAAAACACCTACAGAAGCATTACAAGATATGCAAAAAGCTATTGAAGCATCTATCGATGAGATGGCTAAGCTTGGCATTAGAATGCTTACCACTGAAAACGAACAATCAGGTGTAGCATTAGAAATTCGTAATGCTGCTCAAACAGCACAACTTAGTGTATTAAGTACTAAAATCTCTAGTACATTAAAACAAGTAATATGTCTAATGATAAATTGGAGATATGGATTACAAATTGATTCGTGTGATATTGTATTCAATCTTTCTGCAGATTTTGATCCAGTTCCTTTAGGTGCTGATTGGTTAAATCTTGTAACACAATGGTATCAATCCGGTTTATTGCCTAGAACTGTTTGGCTACAAATGCTTAAAGCAAATGATATTCTTGATTCAGAATATGATGATGAAGCAGGTTTAGAAGAAGTTAATGCTGACCCTCAAATTATACCTGCAGCAACTAAGTATAATGACCAATATGCGATGCAAACAGAAGCCGCTGTAAAACCGAAAATAATTAAAGAATAATGGTGACACATGATCGTCAATAGTAATACACAAATATACGATAAAACACTAGATCGCGCAGCGATGATCCGTTTATATGAGAGAAGAGTCTCTGGTAAAGTTGATTTAGTTATTGATGGTCATGTTGTTAGACTAGACAAATTAATTAAAGATGCAGAATTATCAGGACGAGGCTTTGATAGATTTAGAGAAGCTGTTGACCAAGAATTAAGAAAGACATATAAGTCTATTAATAATTCGGTTCAAAAAGACTTATCGTCTCTTGTATCAGACCAGCTCTCATATGCTTATCAAAAAGTTGAAGTAGCAATGGGTAAGATATGGCGTACAGAAAGACCTAAGAATAGAATAGCTGAAGAAATCGTTCTGAAAAATCCATTAAGTGAAAATGGAACAATGGAGCAAGGCTGGTCAGGCATTGCTAAGAATGAAAAAATTAGATTAGAAGCAGTTATACGTAAAGGTATAGCTGACGGAAAAAGCGTAGATGAAATAGCTCTACAAGTACGTACAGGAAATGTACATAATATAACTCGCATGCAGTCAAGAGGTCTGGTAATAACGGCTATCACATCCGTATCCTCACAAGCTGATCATGCGATTTATAAGGCAAATGAAAAAGCGTTACAAGGATGGCAATACGTTGCTGTCCTTGACGCACGAACAACCCCGCTATGTGCACATAGAGATGGTGAAATATATCCGATAAATGATACAACACATCTCCCGCCAGCACATTGGCATTGCAGGTCTACTACTGTTCCAGTGTTTAAATCATGGAAAGACATTGCAGATTTAGAAAGCGTAGCACAAGTACGTAAGCGAAACTTAGCAGGACTTACGGACAAACAAAAAGCTTTTTATGATGGTAATACGCCATTGAGAGAAAGTTATAATGACTGGCTGCTAAGACAACCACAAGATGTGCAATTAAGACATTTAGGTGATTATAAAAAAGTTAATATGTTTCAAAGCGGACAACTTACTGTCGATCAATTCACTAATCCAGAAGGTAACACTATTGGTATTAAAGAATTGAGACGCATGACTGACCCTACTTACACATTGCCTAATGATACACAAAAGTTTGCAAATGCTAAAGCTAAATTAGATGCGATGCAATTACCTATTATGACACCAGATGATCTTATAGGTGATCCTAAATTAATCCAAACATTAAAAGATTATTATCTCTTACAATCAGGAGAATTAGATGGTACATTGTCCCTTACAAACTATCGAGGCGCACTTATACATACAAAGAAAGCTGCCAAAACAAGAGTGCTTAACAGTCTTCCAACGGAGGATCAACTCGTCTTTAATCCCGTTACAGGGCGCTACGAAGATACAAGATTATATCAACCTAATCCATCCGTACTCAACAATAACTTAAGACTTGCAGAACAAAGTGATGTTTTAAAGCCAAAAGATAAAGAGTTCATTAAGTCATTTAATGATACACTTAGTGAAAAGATGAGTGTCAATGAACGAGCTGTTGTGGTAGATAATCTTCGTATATTGTTCACAAGATTTAGAAATAATGGTGAACAATGGAATAACTTTAAGGCTGTAGTACAAGGTCAAATTAAATTTGATGTTATGAATGTTTCTGATGCTATTGAGACTCAGATACGTAGTGATACCAACGTATTGAAGAAACTAAAACAGAATAATTATATTGATCCAGTGCTAGGCCCTACTCAATTGCAAGATTTACATGATAATTTTATAGACAATATTACTGCTAAGAATTATTGGGAAGACAATACAGCACCTAAAATAGCGAGAGAGTTGCGTAATGTATTTGACTATAAAATTCCTATTACTTTAAGAAAATTACCTACAGGTAAAGATCGCTTAACTGAATCTGCATTACAACAATTTTATCTTAAATTTGCTCATAGATTAAGTATGGCTGATATGCCAGACAGAGACCAATTTGCTATTGCCCTTGGAAGAGATTTATATAATCTTGCGAATCTTAATGGTACAAGACGTAAATGGTATGAAACAGGTATGAAGCTTTTAGAAGCTAAAAATGTAAATAAATTCTTTGAAGTTGAAACATATGGTGTTCAAAAACGAAGAATGAAAAGTAGACTTAGCGGTTCTTTATTTGGCCCTTATTATGACACTCTGTCATACAACATAAGAGTTGTAGATCCTCGAATACAAGAATATTCACAGCTCACACGGAAAGTGGAGGTCGGCCTACGTGTTGGCGTAACAACAAAGAAGAATAAACTGGTTTTTCGCGAGGGCTATAAAACTTATTTTATTGACAGAGGTCTCCTAGGTTTAGAAGATACACGTATACCTATTACATCTACTAATAGTTTTTCTGACTTTCCTGAAGAATTTGTTGACAAGAATTTAACTGATGCATTAAATTGGGCATCTCAATCTAAATACAAAATTGACAATGACTTTTATGACTTTACACAAAAGTTATTATACTTTGAAGATGATAAAGGTAATGCTAAAAAGTATAATGATTTAAACGAATATAAACACTATATTTCTTCCAGAGGTGATGCATATGAGCG